GTTGACTGATAACCTTGTTTACTCATTTCTTTTAAGTCTTGCTCACTTAAATTAGGAAACTGTTTTACTAATTCATTTATAGGTACTGTTTTTATTTCACCTACATAATATATATCTTGAAAGTATGGATCTTCTGTGTATGAATAAACTATATTAGCAGGATCAACATACTCTACTTTAACTCCTTCAGATTTTGTGAAATGGTTTTTAACACAACCAATACCTAAAACAGTTAAATCATAATTAACTCTTTTTCTTATTAACTCATAGTTGTTACCTTCTAATAAAGTATTTAAAGCTTGTTCTTCAGCTAATTCAACACTTTGTTTGTAACTTAATTGCATATGTAAAGCTAGTTCTTCTTCAGTATCAGGTAACTGATCTGGTGGTGTTGCAAATAAATTAACACCAAATGCTTCTTCAGCAAAAGCATTTAACTCTCTAGCTTTCATGTCAGCTATAATTTTTTCCATATACTGTGTTCTTTTACTTACACCATATGGATCTTGTGAATAAGCTTTTATATCAAAAGTTCTTTCTGATATACCATTAACTACTATATCTACAAACTTAGGTATAATAGGTACTGGTTTCCAGTCTAAATTTAAATATGATAAATCACCATTGATAGATAATTCATCTTTGTACTTTTGTATTGCTTGTTCTCCCCTTGCGTATAATCGTAGTTTGTGATAGTTGTTTTGATTACTAGCAAATCTATTTGTACCAGAATCTCTTTTCATCCACTCTTGCTCTATAGCTTTACCGACTTTTAAACCAAACTCGGCACTTGCTTTCTCTGCGTCACTAACTACTTGACTAGGAAAATAATGATTTGTAACTGACTCAGCCATATTATTTTTCTATTAGTTTTGAGTGATAGCCTTTATTCTTATATCTAGCTATCTTTAAATTAATTTTATCTTTTTCTATATTTGCTCTTGGATTATATAAATGTCTATTGCAACCCATAATAGCTAGACCGCTACTAATAGTTGCATCAAATTTTGTTCTTCTTGTTATATCAAAACCAGCCCAATCGTTTAAGGTATTATTAAATACCATGTTACCGTATGTGCCATCTGATTTTAGACCTACATGATCGTTTATATACATTTCAATTGCTGCAGCATGTGCTTGTTTAATATCTTCACTTGAGTTAGGCATACCACCAACTTCTTTTTCTGCTACAGATAATTTATTCCATACTTTATCTGGTCTATTCATAGAGTAACCTCTGTATCCTCTACGTTTTAAATAATATAATAATCTAGGTTTGTTATTCTCTGCTAGTATTGGCATACCATAAAACACTAATGCCATTAATACATCTTCAAAAAATATTTCAGCTGTTTGTGGTCTTGCTACATATTCTAAAAATACTCTGTTAGGCGGAGCGTTTTCCATGCTAAATTTAGTAACTCCGTGTAAAGCTCCATTAGAACCTAATCTATCAACAGTACCTGATATATCATAGCTATCACAACCAAATGCTCCAACGTGTTCGTTTCCAGGAAACTTA